TCATAATTCGTTTAGTTTATTTATCAAATCTGACTTAGATTTGTTAGTAACGTGAGTGTAAATCTTCTCGGTTGTTCCTCTATCGCTATGTCCAACACGATCCATAATTACATTCAAAGGTACACCTAATTCAGCTAGCATACTAATATGGGTATGTCTAAATATATGTGTGCTCAATTTAGTTTTAAGATTAAGTTCATCTTTCATTTTCCGAAGAAAAGTATTCAATACCGATATATCATATGGATTACCCTTTTTAGAAATAAAGATATAATCGTTGTGCTTTTTAGGGATAAGGAGATTCAATCCAATTCTATTTTCAATACAATCTATGACGCCTTGACTGATGTCTACAGATCGGAATGATTTTTTTGTTTTAGGAATAGTTTTTTCTCCACGTGTAGGACTTTTAGTGACGTTGTCATATGTCCCTTTAACGTGTAAAAGAGCGCCTTCTACGTCTTTTTCCTGTAAAGCTAAACATTCACCTATTCTAAGCCCAGTATAAGCCTGTACATAAAATACGCTGTAATACCCCACATTCATTTTTTTCGTTCTGTCCAACAAAGCTTCAAGTTCTTCTTTCTCGAGATACTGAGGTATGCTTTCCGCTTCCATTGATTCGATGGTACGTATTGGTGTTGGTATTTTGGATAAAGTCAAAGGATCTAAATTTTTAATGTATTTATTTTTATAAGCGTGATTAAATGTTGCGTGAATAATCAATTTGAATTTCTCGATATATTTTATACTGAAATTATATTCGTGGAAGAGTCGGTCATAAACTTTTTGAACATCGTTAAAATCCATATTTTTTACTTTATAATCCATTTCATCGATCATATATTTGTTTTTCATAAGTCCTATTATATATGAATAATTTGAAACGGTGCTACCTTTTGGAGGATGACCATTAGGCTTATGTACGAAAATATAGAACCACTCATCCAGCGTTTCAGAGAACAATTTTTCGTTATCAACAAATCCGGTCGTTTGTTCTTTTTTAGATTCAGTTAAAGCGGCTTCTATTTTAGCGTTTAATATTCTTTGCGCTTCGTTCCAAGCACGTCTACTGTTTGAGTTCATTGTGGTAGATTTTTTCCTGTAATTTTTAGTCTTAGGATCTTCGTAGCGTTCAATGTATTTAAATTTTCCGTTCTCTAATATTTCCATCCACATGGATAAAACCTCCTATTTTATGGTACAATAGGGCATAGAAAAGAGCCCTGTTATACGGGTTGTTTTTTTGCTAAACACCACTTTCGCTTTGGTCGGGGAGAGTGGTGTTTTTTACGTATATAACTAAAACTTAAAAATTTCTTTGTAAGCATGTTTTTGGTTCATTGAAAACAAATCATAATTAAGCTCAAATATTATAGGAAAATAATCTAAAGTAAAATTAGATATATCATTAAGATTACGATTATAATCTTTTAAAGAAAACGAATATGATTCATTTTCCATTATATTTTCTAAATAATTTATAGAAGTTTGTGTTGAGTTCTTATTATGGATGACGTTAGAATTATCTTTAAAAATATTATTTAATTTATCTAAACTTTGTTTACACCCTATATGTTTAGAGATTTGATTGCATTCAGGCCAAAGGTTTCTGTAAGAAAGTGATTTTATATAAGATAGAGAATAAGCAGACCCAACATTAATCGATAAAAAAATTCTTAATAAAGACTCTGATAGTCCTCTAAAAGTCATTGCTAAAAAATAGGAATCGTTAACAGGTGATATATATAAAAGTTTTAATAATAGATGTTTATAATCATTTAACAACTCCATCTCAATGTTTTCATTGTAAGTATAATCTAAAACAATATCAGTCATTTCAATCGAACGAAAGAGTAAATCAGTTCTTTTTCTTACAAAATTAAATTGTCTGTTAAATAAACTTTCCGGAAAATAACTATTTATAAATAGTGTATAATCTTCAATTTCTTTTTTATAATTCATTATTCTCTCCTAAACTGACTTAATATATCATCTGCAGAATTATTATTAGTTCCTTTTGTTTGCAACTTCTTTTTGTTGTCATGATTACTACTATTATTACTTTCAAAAAGTAACTCTTTTAATTCGCTAACGAAAACTAAAAGTTTAGTTTTGTCAGATTTTTCAATTTCCCTAATTATTCTTGCTACTACCAAAGTTCTACTTCTGTAAACGTAATCTTTATAATGTATATTGAGTTTTGATATAAATTCTGGTATATCAGAGTTTTTCACAAATATTTTTTTTGATAATATAGCGGTTATCATTATGGTATACAAATTAATTCTTAACTTTTCTTCATTAGATTTTTTATCTAAGTCAACTAAAAGATTTTTAATATAAATTGTTTCTTTATCCAAGCTCATCAATCCTTTCTAATATTTCATCTACTAATACTTCCAGATTCAATTTTGACTTTTCACTATTAGATGCATCAATAAAATAATCTAGCCTATTTTTCATATAGGCGTTTGATAGAAAGCGAGTTGCGAAAATGTTTATTTGATGCTTTGCAATCTTTTCGCTATCTGTTATGTCCTTTATTAATTTTGTCGTTCCGATTGAAGGCGATTGCTTTATATCAGTAAAAATAATCCCTAGATTTTTCAAAGGTTTTGTTTCAAAGTAAGGATCATTTTCTTCGACAACACTTTTTATAACGTTCATTAGCATATCTACCCCAGTTATAGAATAAGCTTCTGGTTTAACTGGAATTAAAAGGTAGTCACTTGGCTTTAGAGCAGCGATTGTATATGAAGAATAAGTAGGTGGACAATCTATTATTATATAATGATATTTGTTTCTTAAATTGTTCTTTTTAATGAATTCATAGATTCCGTTCTCTATTTTACCACTGTTTAGATTTCTTAATGTGAATTCAACTCCAAGTTCACCAGGAATTATATGTAAGTTAGGTGCTAGTATTTGTATCGCTTCTTTTTCCTTTGCTGGGGAAGAAGTGGTGCTTGAAAAAACTCTTTCAATACTTGCTTCAGAAATTTTTAGTTTTACTTCTTTCTTTTTTTCTTCACTAAGATTCTTGCTTTCTTCAGTAGTAATTTCATGAAGCTCTTCTTGGAGTTGTTCTTCTTCTACAAGGATCTTTTTGGCTAATTCTTCAGTTTGTGCAAATCCGTAAAAACGAAAAAGAGATTGTGTCAGATTAAGTTGTGGATCAACATCAATTAAGAGTACTTTTTTATCTCTTAATGTAGAAAGATGATAACCGATTTCTTTTGTTATAGTTGTTTTACCTACGCCACCCTTCATATTTAAAACAGATATTACCTTGCCTTTTATTTCTACTTCAGAATCCATTATATTCCCTCCGCCTTATGTTATAATAACCAAAAGGCACTCAGAACTGTCTTTTAATTCGAACACTCCTAAACTTTGGCGAGGGAAGGGGTGTTCTTTTTTGTCTATAAATTTAATAATTCTATTTTCTTTTTATCAAATTCTTCTTTAGTAATTATATTCAAATCCAATAACTCTTTGTATTTTTTTAACTCTTCAAAAGAAGAAGCGGATGAGGTCGGTTTTGTAACCTCTACTTTATTCGTTAAATTAGACATCGCTTGATTGATAGTATTTTTGAAACCATTCACTTGCGTTAAAGGAAGATTTTCAACTTTTTTAAAGCTTGAACCGTGGTGTATAGTTAACTCTCCATATATTTTTTGAAGAGAAACATCAACAGAATTCACTTTATTTAAAGAAATATCCCAGACGTTACTTCCCAAATTACCAAAACCTGTTTTAGACTGTATAAATAAAATTCTTGAACTAGTGATTACTAACAGAGCTTGCTCTTTTATATTAGATAAAATAAAATCAATAACTGTTTCATCTGTATTTATAATCGATGGCAACTTTTTCAAATCTTTTTTTATAAGTATGCCTCGCTTATTATTTTTATTCATTTTTTTTAACTCTTCATACGTTACAGACATTCTTTTCCCCCCTCAACTTATGATATAATAACACTATCATCTTTTCTTGACAGCGAGGGTGTACAAGCTCTAACCACTGATGCGAACAGAGGTTAGGGCTATTTTTTTATCCAAACTTTGATCAATCCCCATGGGTCACAGAAAAGTCTTGGTTTATGTATTCTGCTCTTTTTCAGCATTATTTTCATTTGAATACCTATTATTTTTATTTTAATTTGCACTCCCAACCTAATCCTAAATTATAGTTCTCTAAGACATCGGAATAATTAAAGTGACCGTCATATTCCTTGATCAAGTGATTCATCATAAAAGAAGTAGCTTCATTTTCCATTTTAAATTTAAATACAGGTTGATCGTATAAGACTGATATATCGTTATGATTTAAAGCATGGCCTAATTCGTGAAGTATAACTTCTTTTTGATCTTCTTCATCTAAGGCTTGATTAACAAACATCGTTTTTAAGACTGGATTATAGTACCCATTCTTTTCAAGGTTTATCAATACAAGTTCAATCCCGTTTTCCTCGAGTAAATCAAACATGATATCCATATAAACCTCCTTACTTGCTGCTGAATCTTCCTTCAAGATAAGCACGAATTGCTTCTCTATCATTTTCGGTCATAGGTTTTCCATCAAAGCTCATCATATTATCTAATATCTTATCAAGATCAGTAGGGAGTTTTTCTTCAGGATCTTTCCCGCGTAAATAGTCAACTGTAACACCGAAGTAATCAGCCACTTTTTCTATGTTCTCTAGCTTAGGTGAAGCATTATCCCACCTTCTGATTTGTCCGTTAGAAATACCAACACGCCTCTCGACCTCAGCAAAATTAGTGTGATGAATTTCGCATAACTCTTTTATTCTATCTACTATTCCCATGATACTCACCTTTCGAAGGCTCACAAAAACAAATAATGACTTTTAAGCTAATTCGCCATTGACAAATAACTTTAAAGCTATTATACTATGTTCATAAGCTAGTTAATTAGCTAATAAGCCAAAAACAGTTTTCTTAATAGACCACGTTCCCCAACGTATTAAAGGCTACTTTTACGCTTATTTGCTATGGATTTATAATAGCATAAAAGCTATTAAGGGTCAACGATATTAGCTAATTAATTAACTTGTTTTATCCAATTAAGAGAGGAGTGTAGTAATGACAACGGATTTTGGAGTTTTAGTTAAAGTCGAATTAATGAAAAGAAACATGTCTCAAAAAGAGTTAGCCGCACTAATGGGAATCAGCCCTGCATATTTAACGGATCTATTGAGAGGAAAGAAAACAGGGCCTAAAGCCAAAGAAAGATTAAATGTAATCAAAAAAATTCTGAATGTTCAGGAGGAAAAATAAATGAATGAATTACAAGTATTCAATTTTGAAAGCAACGAAGTAAGAACTCAATTGATTGATGATGAACCATGGTTTGTTGGTAAAGACGTGGCTCAAGTACTCGGATATGCAAAACCTTTAAATGCATTAGCAACTCATGTTGATGAAGATGACTCCCTAAAACAAGGACTCATAGATTCATTAGGAAGAATCCAACAAACAATTTTTATCAATGAATCAGGCATGTATGCATTAGTTTTTGGTTCTAAATTAGAAAACGCAACAAAGTTCAAGCGGTGGGTAACAAGCGAAGTATTGCCAACAATCAGAAAGACAGGCAGCTATCAAGCCCCAATGAGCCAAGAAGACATCATGATTGCCACTTTAGAAACACAAAAGGAAATCAAACAACGTCTAAACACTGTCTCAAACGATGTAGAAGGCCTGAAAAAAGAGATTGATCTAAGTCGGCTACAAAAATCTCAACTATCTAAACTAGTCAAAAGTAATGTGATGGCTGTTGTAGGCGGAAAGAAATCGAATGCCTACAAAGAACTGTATCGAGTGGCCGTTTCAGAACATTGGAGAGAAATCAAAAATTATTTCGAAGTTGCTAGCTACGAGGAAATTCCTAAATTGAGATTTGAAGAAGCAATGGAGATTGCTAGTATGTGGGCACCATCGATGGAACTGGCATTCGATATCAAACGGTTGAATAACCAAATAGAACTGGAGGTATAACCATGCCGCAACCAATAACAATCAACATTGAAGAAGTGAACCAAGATCCAGAACGCGCAAAAATAAAATATGGAAATAAAGAAGTCATCTGCAAAATGTACAGCATGAAACACGGAACGGTTACTAAGTGGATAGGCGAAATGCGAGATAATCCAGAATTTTCAGACGGAGTAATCAATCCAACGCATAAAATCGTATTAATCAATTTAGACCGATTCGAAGACTACTTTAGGTGGTTAGAAAAAAATAGATACAGAAGGTGATCAAAATAGAATTAATGATCAAATTAAGCTTAGCGGTGTTATCAGCAATAAGCGTTGCAAGTATAGTCCAACTTTTTATCAATCTGTTGAAGGAGTGAGGCAGCATGTCGTTAGAAACGATTAAAAAATTAATTTGGTCCAGTAATGTATTTTTCTTTGGAACTAAGAAGATAGATAAATCGAGTTTCTTCTGGTTTTATGGGTACTTTGTAACGCTGTTTATTGCTTTTATATTTTGGATAGTCGCTTTAAAAATTATTTAGAGGAGTGAAATAAATGAGTGTAGAAAAAATTGAACAATTAAGAAGTAACGGTTTTAAATTTGAGGAGCCAAACTTATTAATCAAAAAGCTTAATCAAGAAAACGATAGATTTACAACGGTATTGTTTGTTTATGTGGATGACATCGATGTGGTTTACATTAACAGATACTTCATGAGAGGTTTAGAGACTATTACTGAAGATGGTATTTTAAAAGATCATAACCAACTTAATTCTAATACAAAAATAGATTATGTAACTACTATGCAAAATCTAACATTTTTAAAAAGCAGATTATAAGGAGGGAATTAAATGTACGAAGCGATTGGAGAAGGAAGTAAAGAGCAATACGTAACAGCAGAAACACCAGAACTAGTTCACCAATGGTTATTAGCAACTTATCCAAGCGAATTACCGGGCAAGGTGGAATATTCACAAAAAACAAGAACTCCGGCAAAAGTGTTACCAGAACCAATGCGGATCAGAAAAATTAAGTAGGAGGGATGAGATGTCTGAAACGGATAAATCTTGGGTTGAGTATCTAGAAAATAGAATTGCAATCTTGGATATTCATATCGAAAGTTTAACAGAATCAAAGGAACAAGAGCATATAGATGGCGTGGAAGCTATCGACTATTACATGCAAGAACGTAACTACTTCAGAGGTGAAGTGGAGAAAATAAAAAAGACCAACAAGGATTGCACTCCTGGTTAGTCGGTTACGAAATATTATTTGTCTAAATAATACCATATAAAAGGAGAAATTTCATGAAAAAGATTGAGTTAATCAATATGAAGATACGAAACTTTAAAGGGTTCAAAGAATTTGAATTGATCGCAGACGGTAAGAATTTAACGATCGCTGGTGAAAATTCTACTGGCAAATCAAGTTTGTACGATGCTTTCATGTACTGCCTGTTCGGAAAAGATAGCCACGATTCAGCAAAGTTTGAATGGAAACCGTTAGATGAAAAGAATAATCCTATCCATTATTTAGAAACAGAGGTTACGTTGGATTTATCTGTCGATGGTACTCCTGTTAGTTTCTCAAGAACAACAAAAGAAAAATGGAGAGAAGAATTCGAAGGGAACGAAACGGTTTATCGTGTAGATGGTATCAAAATGACTCTTACGAAATATAAAAAAAGAATCGAAGAAATCATTGATGAAGATACCTTTAAACAATTAACCAATATCTATTATGTTGCTGAAGTGATGGCTACTGCAGATCGTAGAGCGTTCTTATTTGATCTAGTGGGTGACTTAAACGATGAAGAAGTGATTAATAGCAAAACGGAGCTCAAACCCTTAATCAAAATTCTAGATGGCCGTACAGTCGATGACAAACGTAAATTATTAATGGAAGAAAGCCCGAAAATCAAACAAGACTTGAAAGAACATGAAGTGAGAATCGATGAAGCGGATCGCAACAGCATTGATTTATCTGCTCTTAATCAAAAAGAACTTGAAGCAAACAAAGCAGCTAGTGAAGCTGAAATTGAAGAATTGCAAACGAAGATCAGCAGTATTATGAACGGTAGCGAAAAAACAAATAAACTATCGGAGCTTCAGACAAAAAAAGCCGAACTAGAAACACTTCGCAGTAAACACTCTATTAAACAAAACAAAAAAGTAGATGGCCTTCAAAAAGGCAAACAAGAAGCTTACGAGAAAGCTATGGATGCGCAGAATGCGTTCATTACTCACGAAAGTGGGCGACAACGGTCTCTGAGAATGATTGAAAATGCAAAGGAAGATATCATTTCTAAAGAAAAAGACGTACAAAGTTTACGAGAAGATTATACGGCGATAGCGACTGAAGTGTTTTTAGAATTTGATGAACACAAAGCAAGTTGCCAATACTGTGGCCAAGAATATCCAGAAGAACAAAAAGGAGAGATACGCGAGAAATATGAAAAAGAAAAAATTATTTTCAACACTAAAAAATCAATGAGTTTGGAGTCAATTAACGCCAAAGGAAAAGATTTAGCAGGTTCCCTTACAGCTAAAAAAGAAGAATTAGAATCAATCGAAAATAACTTGGTTTTACTAGAAGAAGAAAAGTTGGTTCTTGTAATCGAAAGAGATCAAGCGAAAGAAGAGTATGTAAAAATCCAACAAACTATTAAAGATTTGCAAGCAAAAGCTATGCCTTTTGAAGAAACGAAAACTTATCAAGAGAAGGTAGCTGAAATGGATGCAATCAGCGCTGAAATCGAGACGATGGCTGGTTCAGTCCAAAGCGATGTTGATGTAATCCAGAATAAAATAAATGTCCTCAAAGCGAATATTAATCAAATCAATGAAGACTTATATCAATTTGTTCTAGCAGCCAAACAAGAAGAACGGAAACTTGAATTGATTGAGAACCAAAAGAAATTAGCAAATAGAAACGGAGAAATCAAGCAACAAATTAACCTTTTAAATGAATTTGTTAAAGCGAAGGTGTCTCTATTAACTGAAAAAATTAATTCAGAATTCAAATTAGTAACGTTCAAGCTGTTTAACATCCTCAACAACGGGAGTTTAGAAGAAGTTTGTCAGCCGTTAGTTGATGGCGTGCCATTCAGTAGTGGTTTAAACACAGGTAGCCGAATGGAAGCAGGACTAGACATCATTAACACTTTAACTCGTTTGAAAGGTGTCAGCGTTCCAATTTTCGTTGATAACGCAGAAGGATTGACGAAAGAAGTCAAGCTTGATTCACAATTGATCCAATTGAAAGTCGTCCAAGGACAAAAAGAATTGAAAATTGAAAGCAAAGAAATGGTAGGAGGAAAATAAAAATGGCAAATGAATCAATGTTAACTAAACCAATGGAATATGAAGTAAACGGAAATGAAGTTAAATTAAGTGGGAATATGGTGGCTCAGTATTTAACTCGAGGTAATGGAAAAGTCTCAGAACAAGAACTCGTAATGTTCATGCAGCTTTGCAAGTTCCAAAAGTTAAACCCGTTCCTGAACGAAGCTTATTTGATCAAGTTTGGTAACCAACCAGCTCAAATCATTGTATCTAAAGAAGCGTTTATGAAACGTGCCGAACAACATTCTCAATACAGCGGTCTTGAAGCCGGCATTATTGTTGAACGGAAAGACGACTTAGTAGAAATCGAGGGAGCTGTAAAGCTTAAAAATGATGTCCTTATTGGTGGCTGGGCAAAAGTTTACCGCAAAGACCGTGAACGTCCAATTAGTGTAAAACTTTCATTTTCGGAGTTTGGAAAAGGACAAGCAACTTGGAAAGATATGCCTTTGAATATGATTCGTAAAACAGCAATCGTGAACGCGCTTCGTGAAGCCTTTCCAGATAATGTTGGAGCTTTGTATACAGAAGAGGAAAGTAACGCGCCTGGTCCAACACAAGTGAATCCAATTGAAGATGTAAAGCAAGAAATCGAAAACAACGCTAATCAGCAAGTCATCGATTTCGAGGATACTCCAGAGCAAGAAGTAAGCAACATTAAACCAGCAGATAAAGTAGAGGTTGCCGAAGAAAAAGAAGCCAAGCAAGAAGATTTGTTTGATGTTAGAAAACCACCTCTTAACCCAGAGTTTTAATCATGATTGAGATTAAATCGTATGGCTCTAGCAGTGCAGGGAACGCTTATGTGATATCTGATGGCGAGCGTTCTCTCATGTTAGAAGCTGGAATCCATTTAAAGAATATGAATGATGTAGATTGGCAGTCGATTGATGGCTGCCTCGTCACTCACGAACATGGCGATCACAGCAAATATGCAATGAACGTCATTAATCAGACCGGTATCGACTTGTTTTTAAGCGCTGGTACGCAAGAGGCGTTGAAACTGCCTAGTTATCGCACAAACACTTTAAAGGCGTTAAATCAGCAAAATATTGGTAATTGGACGGTTCTGCCATTCGATGTCCAACACGACGTAAACGAACCATTAGGCTTCTTCATTCAGTCAAAAGATGGCGATAAGTTACTTTTTGCAACAGACACGTACTACATCAAGTATAAATTACCTGGCATTACGCATTTGATGATTGAATGCAACTACTCAATAGATATTCTAAACAAAAATGTTGAGACTGGCCGAATTGGCAATTTCTTGAGAAAACGAATCGTAAGAAGTCACTTCGAATTAGAGAACGTCAAACACTTTATTCGGTCAAACGATATGAGCCAACTGCAAGAAGTATGGCTACTGCATTTATCAAGTTCGAATGCAGATGCTGCACGATTCAAAAAAGAAATACAAGCAATTACTGGTGTGCCGGTTTATATAGCTTAGAAAGGAGATCTAGTAATGGCAAGACCAACTAATGCGGGTTTAGATTATTTCCCTCTAGATACAGATATCGATCAAGATGACAAATTGGCTTTAGTTGAAGCTGATTTTGGTATCAAAGGTTTCGGGATAGTTATAAAACTCTTGATGAAAATCTATGCGACGTCTTATTACTATGAGTGGGGAGAAAAGGAACAAAAACTTTTCTCACGTAGAGTAAATGTAGACATTAACTATCTGTCAGAGGTAGTTAATGCAACATTCAAATGGGAAGTTTTTGATGCTGAACTATACAAGAAGCATGGAATACTCACTTCTAGAGGAGTTCAGAAGAGGTATTTCGAGGCTTGTGTCAGGAGAAAAGAAGTAGAAGTAGCTAAAAGTTATTTGCTCTTAACTCAAAATGAGATAGAAAAATACAAGAATATCGTTTATGTAGACATTAATCCCCGCTCAGCTGTACCCAATGTAAACATTAACTCTAGCTCACCTGATGAAAATGTATACGCTGGTACACAAAGTAAAGTAAAGGAAAGTAAAGTAGAGGAGAGTAAAGGAAACAACAGTAGTACAGAAGAAAAAAATACTCCTGCTGCTGATCCTATATCTAAAATAAATGCTCATGAATTTTATCAAAACAATTTCGGTGTAGAAAATTCGATTACTTCTCAAAATATTGAAATGTGGATTGAGGATCTTAGTGAAGAATTAGTTATCGAAGCAATGCAAAGAGCAGCGCTTGACCAAAAGGGTTATCGATACGCTGAAGGCATAATGAAAAACTGGGATAAAAAGAGCATTAAAACAATGGATGAAGTGAAGGCAGAAGATGTTGCGTTTGAAAACAGTAAAAAGAAACCGAAGTTCAATCAAGCTGTTAGAACTGAGAAACTTCCGGATTGGGCACAAGAAGATTATGTACCACCAAAACCAGTAGAAAAATGGACTGCTGAAGATCAAGCTGAGTTCGAAAAGATGATAGGAGAGTGAGTTCGTGAATTGGGGGATTGTGCTAAATAATTATCCATTACCAGAAGGTCTACCAAATAGCTATCTAGAGATTATTAAACAGGAAATGCGAGATCATGTTAGCAATGGTGGAAAAGCATCAGACGAAAGATCAAAACGTTTATTTTTAAAACTTTGCCGCATCGTTGATACGTTTAACGGCAAAAAGATTGATTGGGATAAAACTGCAGAAGACTATTTGGGAGAGGAGGAATTGAATGGCTAAATTCATTCCTAAAAACTACCCTAACGCTACCAGGGTTAAAAGTTATCCAAGGAAGAGTAAACCATCTGTTGATCAAAAGAAACGCGCTGAGGGAGCTGCATCGAAGCGAAACGGTGAGTATTTCGAGAAGATGATTGAAGTAGCTTGCAGGTATTACCGACAAAGCGGTATTGCTGATATCCAGAAGACACCTGAACCGATGAGAGTGATAGGTGTCTTGGATAAAAGCAAAGGTCATTTTAAAGCAGCATTCGAAAAGCAAGCGCAGCCCGATTTTAAAGGGGTTCTGAATGGTGGCCAAGCCATTATTTTTGAAGCAAAGCACACGAATGGGAAATTGATTGAACAGAAACGATTGAGTGATGAACAAGTTGAGAATTTTGGAACTCATTACAAATTCGGAGCAAAATGCTTTGTTCTAGTTAGCTTTGAGATGAAGCGCTTTTACAAAGTGCCGTGGGAAACCTGGAGAGATATGCAGTTTATCTTTAAAAAGAAATCAGTTAATGAATCAGATATAAAAGGTTATGAAGTTACTTATGCGAACGGAATAATCGATTTCTTGTCATAACTAAAAAATGGAGGTAATAAAATGACTAAAGAATTAAAACAACTATTATTGTGGTTCGCGTTGATCGTCGTCATGGTCGCTGCTTTAGGTTATGGGATTTATTCCGGTGCTAAAGTAAATAGTCTAGAAGAAACGGTCATTGAAAACGAGAAGGAAATGAAAGTATTGAATGCTGATTTGAAGAGCCACAAAGCCTTAATGTTGGAACGCGATATCGAGATTTTAGGTAAAGACAGCACGATTCAATCATTAGTGGCGCAAAACGAAGCGTTGATGTGGCGGTTGCCGGAAGGTAGTCAGGATGAGTAAGATAAAAAAATGTGCAGAATGCCAAGAAGATATCGAATGGAACGAAGATGTTATTATCGGAGAAAATGGAAAAGTCTATCACGGCGAGTGTGTCGATATTTATCCTACTGGATTTTCTTTACACAACTCGGATGGGGAATATTTAACTTTTGCTGAAGAACCCGAAATGTCAGCCGTTTGTGTGTTAGATCTTGGTGAATATATTGACGTGGAGGACGAGTAGATGATGAATAACACGGTTTTAGTTGGAAGATTAACAAAGGATGCGGATTTAAGATACACAGCGAATGGCATAGCAGTTGCTTCATTCACTGTTGCGGTAAATCGTGCATATAAAAAAGAAAATGATGAACAGAAAGCTGATTTCATCAATTGTGTGGTGTGGAGAAAAACCGCTGAAGCTTTAGCGAACTACACGAAAAAAGGTTCACTAATAGGCGTGGAAGGAAGTATTCAAACACGAAGCTATGATAATCAACAAGGACAAAGAGTCTATGTTACGGAAGTTAACGCAAGGGAAATAACCTTCTTAGAAAGCAAAAAAACCAGCGCAGGAGAAGGTTCAACTAATCAACAGACAAATAGTCAAAGTTATAGTTCAAATTCAACAATAGGCAGTAGTCAAAGTCAAACGACAGGTTATGATGCTGGCGGAACTCCAGCGGACATCTCTGATGATGATTTACCGTTTTAAATGACAACATACTTGAATTCGAGGAGGAAAAATAAATGAATGAATTAATCAAATCGGTAGAACAATGGTCAAAAGATAAAGGGTTAGATCAAGCAGAATCAAGCAAACAATTTTTAAAAGTAACTGAGGAAGTTGGGGAAGTAGCCGCTGCTCTAGCTAGAAACGATATGGATATGCTGAAAGATGGCATCGGAGACGTTGTGGTTACGTTGATTATATTGGCACAACAGAATGATATGGATTTGTACGAGTGTTTGAATACGGCGTATGATGAAATTAAAGGACGAACTGGAAAGATGACTGATGGTGTATTCGTTAAAAGCAGTGATTTAGCTACTGACAAGGAGTGATCACATGACTAAACCGTTAAAAGTGGTTATTGGTGAAAATGTCAAAAGATATCGAATCGAACAAGATATGACGCAAGTGGACTTGTACAGAAAAATACACGGCGGAACCGTTGGTAGTTTCGTCCGTGAATTAGAAAGAGGCGAGCGAAATATAACGCTGGAGACATTGGATAAACTGGCACTGGCTTTGGATGTATTGGTTATTGACCTTGTGGAAGATTGGAGTGAAGAGGAATGATTACTAAAGAATACGCAATTTATAAAGGTGACACGCTTCTTTGCATCGGGACAGCAGAAGAATGTGCAGAACATCTAAACGTAAAACCACAGACTATTTTGTTTTACCAATACGCAGGCTATCAAAAGAGAGCTAAGAACACAGCTAATAGACGGATAGCGATACCGTTGGGGGAGGATGCAGAATGAACAAAAGAATTAAGAAAAAAGTAACTAAGCGAGCTATTAATAAATACGATAATAAAGAAAAGTTAACTGTAAAAGAAATTAAATTGATTAAATCGTATATTACGTTAAAGAGTTTCGATTATTTGTCGCTTTGGAAAGGCGTTAAATCTTTCTTTACTAGCTTTTTTAATAAACTTGCACAAGTATTTAAAAGAGCTTCTAAGCAAGCGTTAAATCTTGCTAAAGCTTTGAACAGCCCCAATACCACTACTGTCAAATTTTATTAAGAGCGGAGGCAATTGTTTGGATAAATTCACAAAGCAGTTTATTGAGAAGCAATTAATGGACTATCCCAAAATGGATGAATACATCATGCATCGTAGATTAGAGTTGAAGTACCCAATCGGTCAAGAGGACGAGAATATAGGTGGTTCATCTTCTGGTAATATTAGCAACCCTACAGAACGAACGGTTATGACAATTCATTCAGATAAACGGTTAACTCAGTTAGAGAAGACGAAAGACGCAATTGAAAAAGTGCTTGATACGCTAGATACGAACGCCTATGCGCTTGTAGAATTAAGGTATTGGACGAAACCCCAAACAAGGACTTGGGTCGGCGTAGCGAAAGAAATAGGTTATTCGGAACGACAATGTTATAACGTAAGAGATTTAATCATCGAGAACATAGGTAAAGAGTTAGGTATGGCTTAAGGTTGCAGAATGATTGCAGTTTTAGGGGGGGAGGACGTGTTATATTTGTAATGTAGAAAGTTTCAGATAAAGCGGAATGAACCAACCTTTAGGAATGAACAGTCATTGACTTCATCTGCAACGATCTATCTATAGTGTTGTTTTTAACTTAATAAGTATGGGAGCCGTCAGCGGAAACTGGCGGTTCTATTAATGAATAGTAGCACAATGGTAGTGCGCTTCACTGTTAATGAAGTGGTTGCAAGTTCGAGTCTTGCCTATTCAGTAGTAAGATAAAAGGCTATGAGATTCAAACGTTGCGGTTCGATTCCGCTATATCCTACTAACACTAAGAAGCATTCACTTCATTGTGGGTGCTTCTTTCGTATAACTCCTTCTATGTCAACGTTAAGCCTAATCAGGAGAGACTCCTCTTTGTGGTATAATAGAGATATGAACAGGAAGGAGAAAGATTAAAATGAATGAAGAAATATTATTAAAATCAATATTAACTAAAGTAAGACTAGGTCAATTTACAGGTGACGAGGAAACGTACAATGTCAAAAAAGAAGAGTTTTTAGATGCAATGGCTTTATTGGTACGAAACGAATATATAAAAGGACCATTTTATAAAGAAGGATTTACAGGAAAGCAAGAATTGACTGAAAAGGGAAAACAATATTTAGATAAATAAGTACTTTCAAAAAAAGCTGACCTCAATTGAGGTCTTTTTTGGTACATAAAATTACAAAACAAACACGAATGAGTGAGGTGGTGCAAATGAATGGCTAGGTCAAGAAGTCCAAACCGGGACAAGGCCTTTGAAATATTCAAAGAATGTAACGGGATTATTAAAAACAGGACAATTGCAGAACAATTAGGAATTTCAGAAAAAACAGTTGGCGGATGGAAATCTAAAGATAAATGGATAGAGAAAACGAACGGAGTACTCCAATCAAACGAACGGAGTACTCCGTTACCTGCAACTAAGAAAAAAGGCGGACAATTACGTAATAAAAATGCTGTTGGCAACAAAGGTGGCAGTGCTCCAAAAGGAAACAAAAACGCTGTAACTCATGGCTTATTTGCTAAATGGCTTCCTGAAGAATCACAAGAGATTATGGAGGCCATTCAAAATAGAGATCAAGCGGATATGCTTTGGGATTCAATCATGTTCCAATATACAGCTATTATAAGAGCGCAAAAAATTATGTTTGTTCAGGATCAAGATGATATGACCAAAGAGAAAACTGGTGAATCATGGGGCGAATCGGGTGGAGGAGAAACATTTACAGTTCAGTTTGCTTGGGATAAACAAGTTACTTTTATGAATGCTCAATCAAGAGCCATGGGAGAATTAAGGTCTTTAATCAAACAGTTTGTCTCTTTTGCTGATGAAGCTGATGAACGAAGATTGAAGTTAGACCAAATGCAAACTGGTTTAGAACTAACCAAAGCCCAATTATACAGAGTTAAAGCTGAAAATGGTGACTTTGACGATGAGATAATTGAAGATGATGGATTCATGGATGCTATAAAAGGAATGGTCACAAATAAAGAGGTGTGGCCAGATGAAGACTAGATTTAAACGGAAACGTGCAACATTTATATTCAGCCCGTTCTCTACTAAACAGCTTCAAGTTTTGAGTTGGTGGGAACATCCAAAGCATAAAGAGAAAGATGCAATTATATGTGATGGTTCTGTTCGTGCAGGTAAAACATTGATCATGTCATTGTCCTATATTATCTGGTCCATGCAGTCATTTGATGGCCAACAGTTCGGGATAGCTGGTAAAACCATAGGTTCCCTAAGACGGAACGTTATCAACTTACTCAAAACCATTCTTTTTTTTAGAGGATACAAAGTTAAAGACTTAAGAAGCGATAATATCCTTGAGATAACTAAAAAGGGAAAAACAAATCACTATTTTTTATTTGGTGGTAAAGATGAATCCTCACAAGACTTAGTCCAAGGGCTAACGGCTGCAGGGTTCTTTTTTGATGAAGCAGCGTTGATGCCGAAATCATTTATTGACCAAGCAACAGCTCGTTGTTCCGTTGAAGGTGCAAAAATTTGGTTCAACATGAACCCTGAGGGACCCTATCATTGGTTTAAATTAGAGTGGATAGATAAGCTAATTGAAAAGAATGCTCTTCATATCCATTTTACAATGAATGATAACCCTTCTTTATCAGATCGAGTAAAAGAACGTTATAAACGCATGTATTCTGGCGTGTTCTATTTGCGTTTCATCTTAGGCATGTGGGTAATGTCGGAAGGGATCATTTACGATAACTTTGATAAAGATACTATGGTGGAAGAATTACCAGAAGATGATGTATGCGATAAGTATTATGTATCAATTGACTATGGGACTCAAAACCCAACAGTTTTTTTATTGTGGGGACGTCATAAAGGAACCTGGTATTGTTTAGACGAATACTATCACAGCGGGCGAGAAAGTAGCCGGCAAAAAACAGATAAGCAATACAGTGATGATTTAAGAGAGTTTGTAGGCAACAGAAAGCCGACGATAATCGTTGACCCTTCTGCTGCCTCTTTTATTGCTCAATTACGGAATGACGGCTTTACAGTCGAAAGAGCTAAGAACGATGTACTTGATGGTATACGTGCTACTCAAACGGCTATGAATGAAGGCACAATTAAGTTTACGAGTAAATGCAAGCACTTATTTAAAGAATTTGCTTCTTATGTTTGGGATGAAAAGGCTGCTCTTAGCGGAACAGACAAGCCAATCAAAGAGCATGATCATGCTGCAGATGCACTAAGATACTTTGTATTCAAAGTTATCTTCAAGAAGCAAGCTAAGACCGGCAAGAAGTCTAAATACGGCATACGATAAGGAGGTAGCACATGGCGATAGCAATTGATAGAGAACTGGCAGGAGACATCGACAATCCTTCTACAGATGTTTTAAAGTACTGTATAGATCAGCATCAAAAAGAATTAGAACGACTTCAAAAACTATCAGATTATTATGATGGTAAGCATGATGTTCTAGAACGAACGCTAGATAATGAAAATGCAAAGAATAGTAAAGTGATGGTAAATAACGCGAAGTATGTGACAGATATGAATGTTGGTTTTTTGGTTGGTAACCCTATCTCGTATAGTTCCGGAAAGGATAAGAACATCGATCCAGTGTTAGAAGTTTACGAAGAAATGGACGTTGTTTCTCACGATACAGAATTAGAAAAAGATTTATCTGTATTCGGCGTTGGTTTGGAACTCCTGTATTTAAGGAAAGTTCCGGGTAAAGAGAATGAAACAGAAATTAGAATTAAAGTAATTGATCCGCGAGGTGTCTTTCTTGTAACCGATGATACCATCGAAAAGAACTCATTATTTGCTGTCCATTACTATGAGAAGTTTGATTTAGCAGGTAAATCTACTGGTTGGCTGTTAAATATTTATACGCCTAAAAATATCATTTCACGCAAGGTGAAAGATTTAGCTTTAAGTGGAATGACGCTAGTTAAAGCTATTCCTCAGTATTTTAATGGAGTACAAGTTATCGAATACCGTAATAACGAAGAGAAACAAGGTGATTTTGAGCAAGCGATAACTTTAATTGATGCTTTAAACGTATTGCAAAGTGACCGCATCAGTGATAAAGAAGCCTTTATTGATGCATTGCTTATTATCTACGGCTTTACACTAGAAGGTAGTGTCAAAGATGGTTTGATCGAGGCGCCTGGTAAAGGGGAAGACGGAGCGGATGCTGAATGGCTGACTAAGACTTTCGATGAGTCCCAAGTACAGATACTCTCTAAATCAATTGAGGACAGTATTCATAAAGTTACTTATGTGCCTAACATGAATGATGAGAACTTTGCTGGCAACATTAGTGGAGAGGCTATGAAATATAAGTTATTTGGCTTGTTGCAGTTAATGTCTATTAAATCACGCTACATGACGAAAGGTTTACGTCAGCGTCTGCAATTAGTTGCGAGTATGCTAAATATTAAAGGTGGAAACGTTGATATCAGTGGAGCTAAAATTAAAATCAAACCTAATTTACCAATTAATACCAGTGACATTATAGATCAAATCGTTAAAGCAATCGATATACTACCCTTAGAAACACTTCTTTCGTGGTTGCCTGATATTGATGATCCAGGTGAAGAAATTAAAAAGCTGATTGAACAAAAGAAACAAAACATTGAATTAGCTAATAAAATGGGTGGACAAGGCGCTAGTCACGACAATTTAGACGACGAACCAGAGGAGGATGAAGATGAAGTATCAGAAGATTGAGAAAGAAACGTTTGCTGCTATTCAAATCCAGAAAGAAACCATCAATGATGCCTTACTATTTGTTGGTGATGTCTCTTTATCTGAAAAAGAGTTAGTTGACCTTACTAATAGCATTGAGTTCAAAGGTGTGTATGTTCAAACAGTAAGGGGTCCAGAGAAAGCGTCAATCGGTGATTATATCATCAAAGAAGATAATAGTTATTCTGTTATGAGTGGTCCTTTTTTCGAATCACTATACGAGAAGGTGTCTGAATGATCTATGTGACGATTGAAAAGAATGAACAAGATGAAATTGCATTATTTAATGTAGAAGGACATGCCGGTTATGCTCCTTCAGGTAGGGACATTGTTTGTGCGGCTGTTTCTGCATTAGTTGTTGCTACTGTCAATGGGTTGGAAGTGTTGACGGACGCATCAATTGATAAAGCAGTAAGTTCTGGGTTTACTAAAGTATTCATTAATAAACCCACATCAAGTAGTAATATTTTGTTACGATCTATGGTTATGTCACTCGAAGGAATCCAAGAGGAATATCCTGATAACTTGGTAATAAACACTATTTAATAAAACCTTCGTTTCTTTTTATATCTTTAAAGGATATAATCTAAAGAAAGGAGTGAACTTTTATGGCAATAATTCCAGACAATATATACAAATATAATGATTACGATTCTGGTCGAGAATGGTACAAAACAATTCAACTGAGATCAAGAAAATTCACTTGTGCTAATTGTAGTTCCTATGTTGCTTCTGATGAAGGGTATGCAAAAGAGCATCTTAATGATTACGATGGTGGAATATCTCCAGGTAGTTCGCTAGTTTACGGGATATATTTGTGTCCGCATTGTGATTTTCCAACCTATTTCACCGAAAATAACGTACAGTTTCCGATGCCAAGTTTCGGAAAAGAAATAGCTGATTTACCTGAAGATATAGATTATCTTTATAATGAAGCACGGAGTTCTTTCTCTGCTGCGGCATTTACAGGGGCTGTATTACTATCGAGAAAAGCCTTATCAAATATAGCAATCCATTTTGGTGCTGAAGACGGAAAGCGTTTTGCTTTCTATGTTGAATTTTTAGATAATAATGGATATATTCCTAAAAATTCGAAAGCATGGGTTGATAAAATTAGGAAAATGGGAAACGATGCCACGCATAAGAAAGAGGCAAAAACGAAAGAAGAAGCAGAAACAACTTTAAAGTTTTTAGAAATGCTACTAGTAATAAATTTTGAATATTTAAAAGAAGACCTCTAACCAGGTCTTTTTATTTTACCCAGAAAGGATAGTGACTAAATGGCTAAAAAGAAAAAGAAGCTACCTTACTGGGATAGACGTGCAGTTGATCAAGACATAAAGGTTCATGAAGAATTGAACGTTGTTGAAAACAAGATTATGAGGTCCTATCAAAAAGCTCAGTCTTATTTAACGGATGAAGTCAAAAAGATATATCGACGTTACCTTGCTAAAACCGATTTATCAGAGGCAGATGTTAAACAGATATTAAACACTTCAGCTAGCCCAAATGAAATTGCAGAATTAAGTTCTCTGATCAAAACTGTAAAGAACTTAGATGTTAAAGAACAAATGCAAAACTATTTAACCGGGTTAGCAGTAAAGAGCCGTATCAGCCGTTTAGAAGACTTGAAGGCAAAGTCTTACCTAGTATCGAAACAAGTAGCAGACGTACAACTTAGTCGCTCTACTGACTATTATATTGACGTTATTAAAGAAGCTTATAACCAAGCTAGTGCTGAAGCGATCATTGGTAAGTCTGAATCAGCTTTAAGATTATACGATGATGGCCGATACCCAACTTATACATTCAATGATAAATATTCATTTATTGTTCTCAGAGATTCTGAAACGAATAAGAAAATTAAAACGATTAAACTTAAAGATGACAAAGACATTCCAGAATTCAAGGAAATGTCTACTAAGCAAGTCCGGAACGTTCTTGATACAAACTGGCAAGGATCTAACTATTCTAAACGAATTTGGAGTGATACGGATCTACTAGCAAAAAAACTGGAAGAACTTTTTACTGTTGAAGCAATGACAGGTATGTCTGAAAGAGATATGGTTAAAGAGATTCAAAAGGTTTTTGACGTTTCTAGGGGTGTAGCTCGTCGTTTGATTAGAACTGAAGCAAACTATATGGCTGGCCAAGGAAAGCTTAAAGGTTGGATAGCACAAGGCGTTGAGTATTATGTCATTGTGGCTACGTTAGACTTAAGGACTTCAAAGATATGTCAGGATCAAGATGGAAAGCGATATAAAGTATCTGAAGCGAAAGTTGGCGTTAACTATTGCCCATTCCATCCTTTTTGCCGCTCAGTTGCAAGAGCTTGGTTTAACGAGAAGACGTTAAGCGGGAAACGATTCGCTAACGATCCAATAACCGGGAAACGATTTGAGATATCTCATGCAGATTCGTACAAAAAATGGGAACAAATGCTAATTGATCAGCATGGAAAAGAAGACCTAAAGCTTGTCAGAAAGAAAGTTAAGAACTTCAATACTGATTTAGCACAACTTAATCGATATAAATCAGTAATTGGAGCGGAAAACATACCTAAAACATTAGATGATTTTCAAGATATGAAGTATAATGAAGGTAATAACTATACTGAATTAAAGAGCCTATATCGTGATGTGAAGTGGCAAAAAGATGCTTTTTCTAATTCATATACAAAATCAGAAAACAAAGTACCTTTTACTTCTGTACCAAATTCTGTTGCAGATGAACTGCTGTCAGACGGAATAGTAAAACAAAGAAGGTTTTATGGTAAAACAGGGCAACCTAGGTTTGATATTGATTATACGGATCACGGAAATCCTAAACATCATAAAATTGTGCCACATATTCATGATTGGACGTCATACGAAAGAAAGACTGGCCAACTAACAACAAAAAGAGAAAATAATTTAAGGGAATTAAGCACTGCAGAAAAAATAGTAGAGGATTGGAGTGAGAAAAATGGCAACAATGGATGATATCTTGTTCGATTTAGAAATAAACTATGAATTGGAATTTATTTATCAAGGACAGCATTATTATCTAGGGTATAACGATGATGGATGTTTTGTATTAGAAAGCCCAGATAAAGAAATTGGAGCTACTCATTCTGATGATTACACTGAAATATTAGATATTCCTATCTTTGAAGACGGGAAGACAATAAGAGAAGCTTTTAACGAAATAGAATTCACTTTTTATCAACCCAAAGATTAACAGCACGTAGCCAATTAAAGAGCTAGGTGCTATTTTTGTACACTTTTTTAGGAGGTTCATATGGTCGATATTGAAATATCTATAACTGATATAGAGCCTACTTCTGATTTTATAGAAGGTATAGCGAATGTTGTCAGCTATCTACGATACAAAAACAACCCTACAACAACGGAGCAAAGAATCATTGATACGTACGATGATTTCGATAGTCGGATTGATAAGGACATAGATGGAAAACCTAGTTTAAAACTACTGTGAGGTGATTAAATGTTGTTTGTCAGATTATTCATTGCTTTAATCACCTTTGTTGGTATGTTTGGAGCAATTGGTGAAAGAGAAAACGATAAGCTGCGTTCTGGAATGGTAACAGTCACTTGTTTTGGGATTGTGGCTTTGTTAGGAACGTTATTGATTTAAATAGAAAAGGGGAATAAACATGGAAATCAAACAAATTGCTAAAGTTTGTCACAACGTCAACAAAGCGTATTGCGAATCGATTGGTGATGATACTCAAACTACATGGGAAGAAGCACCGAACTGGCAACAGAAAAGCGCTGTTAGTGGGGTTTTGTTTCATTTAGAAAACGATGTAACTCCAGAACAATCACATGAAAATTGGCTAAAAGATAAAGTTGAAGACGGTTGGGTTTATGGAGATACAAAAGATGTGGAATTAAAAACTCATCCTTGTATCGTTCCTTATGATGATTTACCAATTGAACAACGTACGAAAGATTTTCTATTTAAAGCTGTAGTTGATTCACTCTAGTCACTCATTCCTGAGTGGCTATTTTTATTGTCCTTTTCCTTGTTGCGGACACTAAAGAACAACTAGAAACCAACTAAGTGTGTGAGTGTTTAATAACTTATATCGAAAAGCGAAAATACGTTGTGTGTGGGCCTTACGGTGTTCATGGGGCGTAAGTAGTTGATGTAATGGTAAATGTTCATGGGCTAAAAAGGAGAGAAATAACATGCCAAAAATGTCTTTAAAAGAAAGTTTATTAAACAGTAAAAATTTGATGCCTTTAAAACTCCAACTATTTGCTGAAGGTGATGATCCTGGAGCGGATGCAGGAAACAATGGCGGTGAAGGAGAATTAGGCGGAGGTGATCCGGGATCTAATGGAGAAGGTGGCGAACCTTTAACATTTGCTTCAGAAGCTGAACGTGATAGTTATTTGGATAAGCGTACAGCGAAGGCTATTGAGACAGCTAAAGTGAAATGGGAAGCAGAAAAAGCAACAGCAATTGAAGCTGCTAAAACTGAAGCTGAAAAACTAGCACAAATGACAGCTGATCAAAAGGCTGAGCATACAGAGCAAGAACGATTAAAGAAAATCAATGAACGAGAAGCAGACATCACTCGTCGTGAATTGCGTGCTCAATCATTAGAAAAATTAGCTGAAAAGGAATTACCAAAAGAATTGATCGATGTTGTCGTGTTTACAGATGCAGATTCTTGTAATGCTTCTATTGATGCTATTGAGAAAGCATTTCGTAAATCAGTTGAAGATGGCGTAAATAAACGGTTAGCACAATCAGCAGATGTACCAGGTTCTGGGAACACAAGCACTACTATTAGCCAAGGTGAAGCAATGGCCAAGCAATTAAACGAACAATCAAAACCAGCAACTAAATCATTTTGGGATTAAGAAGGAGGAAATAAATAATGGTCTATGTAGGAAAAAGAGAAACAGTAGAAGAAATTAATTTTATGGGAAGTGCGCATTTTATCAGCTTCACTAAACAAGCGGAAACGTCAATGGTGACTGCAGGTGATGATGGCCGTAAGATTTTACCAGCAGGAAGTATTTTTCCAGCAAATGACGAAACAGCAGAAGGTATCACGATCAATCCAGTTGATGTGACTGATGGACCTCAACCTGTAGGCGTTATTGTTGAAGGCTATGTGATCGCTGAGCGGTTACCAGTTGAGCCATCTGAAGAAGCAAAAACATCTATGAAAGAAATCAAATACCGCTAAGACGGATTGAAGGAGGAAATTAACATTATGAAGAAAAACAAGTATTTTCAAATTAATTTACAACGTTTTGCTGCAAAAAGTATTTTAGACTTATTTAACCAAAAGGAAGTGCTGGACTATACACGTAATCGTGAATTACCTGTATTACTTGGTGAAACCTTATTCCCCGCACGTAAAACACAAAGTTTAGAACTAGAGCAAATCACTGGTGGAGGAAGCTCACCAATTATTGCTTCTGTACATGCGTTTGATACTGAATCTGAAATTGGTTCTCGTCAAGCTTCTAAGGCAACGCTTGAACTGGCGCTGATCAAACGTAAGATGCAGTTAAAAGAAAAAGATATCATTGCTTTAGAAAACCCTCGTACACCGGCAGAACAACAATATTTAATGAGTCAAGTATTTAATGACTTAGATGTATTGGTCCGTGGAGTAAATGCCCGTACAGAGTTAATGCGTATGGAAGTATTAGCTAACGGTAAAATTAAAATCAATGAAAATGGCTTAGATGCAACCATTGACTATAATGTGCCAGCTGATCATAAAGAAGCATTGTCTGGTACAGATTTATGGACAGATCCCCTAGCTAAACCTTTGGAAGACATTGATCGTTGGATTGAAGCGATGGATACAACTCCAACTCGTGCTTTGACATCTAAAAAGGTATTGAATGCTTTGTTACGCCATCCTCAAGTGAAAGCTTCTGTATTTGGTAGCGATACTGGCAAAGTATTGACTCGTGCTGAATTAGACGCATTTATGCAATCTAACGGAATGCCGGTCATCCGCACTTATGATGAAAAATACCGGAAACAAAACAAAGACGGCAGCTATACAAAAGCTCGCTACTTCCCTGAAAACAAATTCGTTATGTTTAATGATGATTTGTTGGGAGAAACAATCTATGGACCTACAGCAGAAGAAATTCGCTTGTCCCGTGATCCGTCGATTGACACTAGCTTAGTCGGAAATGTCTTTACTGCTGTTTATGAAGAAGGTGCTGACCCAGTATCAACTTGGGAAAAAGCTGTTACTGTCGCTCTACCATCATTTGCAGCTGCTGACGAAGTATTCCAAGCACAACCAATTGCTTAATTAAAAGGAGGATTTGAACATGATTGTTAAAGTTAAAGACATGCCGGTATCTTATGAAGGCGAACGTTACGAAAAAGGAAAAGAATTAGAAATAAAGAAAGAGTATCATAACGATGCTCTTTTTTTAGTTGTCAAAGAAACTTCTGACATTGATAAACCAGAAGATTTAAACAAACTGAAAAAAGAAGAGTTGCAAGCTTTACTTGATGAAAAAGGGATTGAATATGAAGCAGAAGCGGCCAAGAAAGATTTACTTGTGTTGTTAGAAGACGCTAAGTAAAAAAGGAGGTAAACCATGGGTTACAAAGTAATCAATACTTTTGTGGATCATGAAGACAATGATCGTTTGTATGAGGTTGGAGATCCTTATCCTCATAAAGACAGCAAAAGAGAACAGACTGACGAATGGAAAGAAACGCTAGAAACAAATAAGAACAGCTTCAATGTTCCTTTTATCATGGATGAGGATGTAAGAGAAGCTGATGAAGATAAGCCGTTAAATAAATACACCAAAGAAGAGCTTAAAGTTCACTTAAATAAAAACGGTGTGTCTTTTGATGAAGATGCTAAGAAAGACGATTTACTAACATTAGCTAAAAACGGTGAAGAATAGGAGTGGTCCTATTGGAAAAATATGACTCAGATAAACAGTTTGAGATCTTATTGAGACGTTATAAAGAAATCAAGAAACTATCAGATGAAGCTGAATTGTTACGAGATGATTTTAACGATGCAGAGCAAGAAGCTCTAAACTACTGCAATCGAACAGATCCTGCCATCGGAATGGCTACTAGTATTCGAGACTTAGCTAAACTGCGATTTAACCAAAGAGATGTTGAAGGAGAGACGTCACGGTCAGAAGGTGGCGTCTCTCAATCTTTTGAAGAAGGGATCCCTAAGAAGATTCGTAGTCAATTGAACGGCTATCGTGTAGCGAGAGCGAGGAAACTTTCATGAGATTAAGGGAACGTGACCTTGTAACTGTCTATTTGAAGCGATGGCAAGAGATTGAAGATGATGAGGGTAATTCCATCAAAGGCTATTCAAATGAAGCTATAGAGTTGAAAATGAACGTACAAAGCGCTGGTGGTCAAATAGCTGCAACACTGTATGGTTCAGAACTTCCTTATGTTAAAGCTTGTAAGTATCAAGGCGAGGTGGTTATCCAAGAAAAAGATGGTATCTGTTTATACACAAAACTGCTTATACAACCACTTACTTTGGAAGATTTCAATTGCTTAGTACATTCGTTAGTGGGAAATGATGATTCAATTAATCCGCTCATGAATAAAAAGATTATTTCGCCAAACTTAAAACCTGACTATGAAGTGATATCAATTCAACCTTATTCTACTCATTTGAATATCACGCTAAAAAGGATTTGATGCAATGGGTGTAGAAATTAGAGGTTTAGGCAAGTTTAATCAGCAAATGAAATCAATACCAAATTTGGTCTCTAAGGCTGTTGAAAGTGCCAATGAAGAAATAGTCGAATTGGTAAGGGGAGATGCAGAGAGCAACCTTTCTTCAAGCGTTAAGCATGCTAGTGGTGAACTAGTTGGAAGTTTAAAAACGGAAGTAGCTACTAATGGAAAAGGCAGCAGTACAGGACGGGTATGGACGGATAAAAAAACTGGGATATTCAGAGAATTTGGAACAGGTCCTAACGGTGAAGCTTCTCAAAAAGACTTGCCAGAAGGCATTCATCCGGTTTACACGCAAACACCTTGGTTTTTTCCGGTAGATTCCGTTGACCAAGATTTAACAGCCTTATATGGCATATTTAAGATCACAATCAAAGGGAAAGAGTTCTACAAAACAAGCGGGCAACCTTCTAGACCATGGCTCTATCCAGCTTTGAAGTCTGGAACAAAAGATTCAGAAGAAATTGTTAAACGTCATGTAACCAATCGATTAAGAAAGGGGCTTAGATAATGGGTGTCATCAACATCAAGCCTATCATCGTTAATTTATTAAAAGAAATACCTGAAATTAAAAAAGTAGCAACGGAATACCCAGTGATTTGGACGACATTTCCTAGCGCTATTTATCGAACGACTCAAACACCTTACGCAATCGATGCAAATAAGAATGAGATGCAAACATTATGGACGGTCACGATTGATTTATACGCTGATACTAGTTTAACGTCCATCGTCTCGAAAGTGTCTGAAAAGATGCAAAGCATTGGTTTTGTAGGAAGCACAGTAGATTCAAATACAGCTTCATTAATTCGAGTAACACGCGAATTTAAAGCAATCGTCGATAACGAAACAAGGCAAGTTTATCAACCATAGAAACAGGAGGAAATTAAACATGAAAAAACAACTATTACACAGCACAGGGTTAAAAAAAATGAACATTCAATTATTCGCTGATGATCCTGCAGGTCTGTTATCAAAAGGAACAACATTAGGCTACAAACCAACCGGTGGAGGAGCTGGAGAATACACAACTATTGATGAAGTAACTTCTATTCCAGATATCGGTTCAGAACCAGAACGTGTAGATGTCACGACTCTTGCGGATTCTAACCGTAAATACATTAAAGGGTTGCAAGACCAAGACAACTTAACTTTTGCAGCCGTTTATCGTAAGACTGTTTTTAACACATTAAAAGCAGCTGAAAAACTAGACACTGTGTATGACTGGAAAATCACTTACCCAGACGGCACTTCATTCACATTCACTGGTAGCTTCTCAACAATCTATAGCGGTGCAGAAATCAACGGAGCTTTAGCGTTCTCTATTGTTGTCGTTGTTTCTAAAGGGCCTGACTTTGTGCCTGCACCCTAAGGTTCCCGAAGAAGTTGAACCTGAACCTGAAGAGGAATAGGCAAGACGAGGGAGTAATCACATATTTAACGGAAGACTAGTTCATTCTAGTCTTCTTTATTTTTATATAAAAATTGGAGGAACTTATATATGGCTACTTTATTGAAAACGAAAAAGGTTTATTTCGGTGGAAAAGAATTGGTGTTACGACTGGATGGAAAGACGATTGTTCAAATTGAGAACAAATTAAACAAGAACTTATTATCACTATTTATTGATAACGGAAAAATGACATTCCCTAAAACAGGCGAAATGCTGTTGATTTTACATGCTGCTAATACCGGTCACGGCATCAAGGAAGCAGATATGTATGACTTATTAGATATTTATTTAGGTGACGGAAACAGTACAACCGACTTAATGACTACTATCCAAGAATTACTGGAAGAATCCGGTTTTTTCGGCAAGACAGAGAAGGAAAACGAGAACCTAGATGGGGGATTAGTAACGCTAGAGGAACCGGAAGCGGATCTAGAGGAACACAGCAGCCTGCTGGAATAAAAACCTATAAAAGGGTCACGGATTTATTAAACGATATGGAACCTGCAGCAATTGATTACGGAATCCCAGCTACTGATTATTGGATGATGACATTCGGCGAGATTATGTCACAAATTGAATCAAATAAACGAAAGCGTGAAACCGAATTAAAAGAAAAGGCTATGTTCGACTATAAAGCAGCACAACTAAACATGTACGCATTTAATGATCCAAGCAAGATGCCGACTGCAGAAAAACATTATCCGTATCTAGTAGATGAAAAAGTAAGGAAAGTCGTACAACCTGCACCAAATCCAGACAATTGGCAATCTGATAAAGCGCTGATGATGCAACAAGCTATGCAAATTAAAGCCACGAAAGAACGTAGAAAACGAATGGGAGGTGAGTAAATGGATTTAGAGACGCTACAAGTCGTGCTAGAGATGAATACAGAGAAGGTTCAAGCTGGTATTGATAAAATATTGCCTTCAATTAATAACATGATGGGAAAAATTGAACGTGTTACAGGCAAATCAATGGATCAAACCGAAAAGAACATGGACATTGATAAAGGTACAGCTAACTTGACAAAACAGCTAGAAAAGATGAATAGCACGTTAGAGAAACAAATGGCTACTATGGAAAAAGTAACAGAACGAGCAACTGCTAATACAGGTAAAAACATGTCTAAAGGGTTTGCTAAAGCACGTACACAAGTAAACAAAGATGTTGATGCGATTGTTAAAGATATCAATGCGAAAATGATGCAAGCTAAATCACAACAAGAGAAGTTAGCCTTCCTTAAAACGCAACGACAAACAGCTACAAGTGTTGGCGATACCAGTGGCGTGGTTCGATTTGATGAACAGATAGCGAATGCACAAGCAGCTATGACACGTTACCAAACATCTGCAGAAAATTTAGCACGTAGTATGAGGTCGGAGTTTGCTGCTTTACCTACCCAATTAGATACAATCACAAATGCAATGGCTAAAAACGAAAGCCAAATTGAATCCATGCGTTCTAGAATCAAAGGGTTACAAGTTACTTATACCGATCAATTAAAACCAGTAGGAAGTTTTGGAAGTGGTTTTGAAGATAGTGGAGAAACCAAGTCTTCTGCTAAAACGGCAGCCTTGATTGAAAAACAAACTACTGCGATGAATAAACTGATTGCGGAAAATGATGGTTTACAACAAGCCTATGCTCAGACAGAAGATAGAGTTAAAATGTTGGCGCCTGCTGTAGAAAAACTGAATACCAAACTTGGTGATACGTCTAGTTACAGCCAAGCGGCATCAAATGTTGATAAAGTCGGGAAATCTGTTGATTCGAGCAAAGGGAAAATAGGGTTATTTGGCTCATCTTTCAATAAACTAAGTAAAAACATGTCAAAAAATTCTAAGCCGATGCAAAAACCATTTGATGCAGTAAATAGAACTCTTCATTCGTTTGTGAGGCGTTTGATTATTGCTGGTTTAGCATACAAAGCGTTTGCTGGTATGGCTTCTTATATGGGGAAAGCCGTTCTGTCAAACGAACAGTTTTCTAAGTCCTTAAATGAAGTGAAAGTTAATCTGGCTACAGCTTTCTATCCTATTTACCAAGCGGCGATGCCTGCCTTGAATGCTTTAATTTCGTGGTTAGCTAAAGCCACAGCTTATATGGCTTCATTTATTGCTACGTTATTTGGAACAACTTACAGTGCAGCTAAAAAAGGTGCAAATGCTTTGAATGAAAACATAGCAGCAATGGGCGATACAGGGGCTAATGCGGATAAAGCAAAAGAAAAAGTGAAGAAATTCCAAAATGTCTTAGCTGGATTTGACGAAATCAACACACTTGATTTTAAAACTGACAAAGACGATGAAAAGTTAGCAGGTCCTGCTAATGGTATTGATTTCGGTATTGCTGATCCTGGTATTCCGGCATGGGTTAATTCGTTTGCTGACAAATTCAAATCTGTTCTAAAAGATTTGTTTGCGCCAATCAAAGCAGCATGGGACAAACACGGCCAAAAGGTCATGGATGCTTGGAAATATGCTTTAGGCGAAGTAGGCGGATTGATTTCTTCTATCGGTAAGAGTTTTATGGAAGTTTGGAAGAATGGTACTGGAGAACGATTTGTTGGTAATCTATTAATTCTATTAGCGGATGTTTTAAACATTATTGGAGATATTGCAAAAGCCTTTAAAGATGCTTGGAATGACGAAGGAAGAGGAACGGCTCTCATCCAGTCTATATTCGATGCATTTAATGAAGTTTTAGAGTTGTTACATCAGATCGCCATTTCATTCAGAGAAGCTTGGAATGATGGAACTGGAGAAGCGATTGCTGCTAATATCTTGGAAATCTTCACGAATATATTTAATGTCATTGGCAACCTAGCCTCTCAATTTTCGAAAGCGTGGCAAGAAGGAAATGTTGGAACGTCTATCATGTCGGGAATATTAGGTATTATCAACATCATTTTGGGAACTATAAACAAAATGACTAAAGCAACGGCTGACTGGGCTAAAACATTAGATTTCACACCGCTGTTAAATTCGATCGATGGGCTATTAAAATCAATAGAACCTTTGACACAAAACATTGGTGATGGATTGGCATGGTTTTATGAAAACGTACTGTTGCCGATTGCTGGATTTACTATCACCAATGTTATACCCACTTTCTTAGACATTCTATCAGGAGCTATCGATGTGGTGAATAGCGTTCTAAATGCTTTGAAACCTTTAGGGAAATGGCTATTTGATAAGTTTTTAGAACCATTAGCTGCATGGACTGGTGGAGTCATCGTGAGTGTTCTAGAGGATATAAGCGACGGTTTAACAAGTGTCAGCGATTGGATTGATGAGCATCAAAAAACGGTAGAGGTCATGGCTATCGTTATAGGTTCCTTCGCATTAGCTTGGGGACTAGTTACATTAGCCGTGGGAGCTTGGAATATTGTCGCGGGCATTGCTGCAGGAGTTACAAGCGTATTAGCCGGAGCAATAGCGTTTCTTACTTCGCCCATCGGGATTGTTGTAGCCGTTATAGCTGGACTCATTGCAGCTGGCGTACTCCTTTATAAAAATTGGGATGAAGTATCTGCTTGGGCCAAAAAATCATGGACAGCCGTGAAGGATTCAGTTGTTAATGCTACATCTGCTGCAGGGAAATGGGTTTCTGAAAAATGGGACGGAGCCAAGGAGAAAACGAGCGAAACATGGAGTTCTATAAAAAAATCAACGAAAGATTCTTGGGCAAACATTTCTGATTCCGTTGTAAAAAATGCAAAAAGTGCTGGTTCTTGGGTATCAACAAAATGGGGCGAGATGTACAGCTCTACTACAAGTTGGTTCGGAAAAGTAGGAACCAAGACAAAAGAAACATGGGATGGAGTCAGTTCCAAGGTTACGGAAAAAGCAAAATCTGCTTATGATGCAGCATCTGGTAAGTGGAAAGAAATGTCCGAAAACACTTCTACAAGATTTGGAGAAATTAGTAGCGCTGCAAAAACTAAATTTTCGGATTTAAGAGATTCAGTATCAAACAGTGCTACTATCACAAAAAATAATATGTCTACAGCTTGGTCTACCATGAAGTCTAAAACTGGTGAGATTATGACGAGTATTAAAGATACGATGTCAAAAGGATTTTCTAATGTCGTAGACGGAGCTATTGGTTTACCTGGAAAAATAGCTAAAGGCTTGAAAGATGGCATTTCCGCAGTGAAAAAAGCTGCAGGTAGTTTGATGGACGGCTTGATTGGCGGCATTAAAAAAGGCGTAAACGGTGCAATTGGTGGTGTTAACTGGGTACTAGGCAAGTTAGGCTCAGAGAATAAGATAGCCGAATGGGCACCTAAAGCAATCAGTTATGCAAAAGGAACGGATGGTCATCCAGGTGGATTAGCTTTGGTTAACGATGCTGGAGGATCTAACTATTCTGAATTAATAACAACTCCTGATGGGAACTCGTTTATACCTAAAGGACGTAACGTTTTATTGGATCTTCAAAAAGGTTCACAAGTCTTAGATGGTGATTCTACAAGCAAAATGATGAGTAATATCCCGCGTTACAAAAACGGGACGATGGGCAAACTCAAACAGTTCGGTAGCTCAGCGTGGTCAAAAGCAAAAGATATTACAGGAGACATTTGGGATTACGTTTCTAATCCGTCTAAATTGATCGAAGCGGGTATTGACAAGTTTACGAATTTAGCTAAAGTAGCCGAACCAGGGCTGTCTATGGCTAAAGGTGCAGTGTCTACTGTTGCTAGTGGAGCCATGAATATGGTCAAAGGGTTATTAGCTAAAGGGCCAGCAGGAACCGGGGGAGTCAATTTCTCGGGATTGGTTAAGACATCTGATTTCGGTTATCGGACGCATCCAATCACAGGTCAACGAAAGCTTCATGCTGGTGTCGATTATGGCGGAGGTCAAGGTATCGGTCACCCTATTCATGCTCAAACTTCTGGTTTGGTTAAACAAGCTGGTAATTCTGGTTCGGGTTATGGAACATGGGTGAATATGAAACAAGGTGTCTATGATTATATTTATGGTCACTTATCAAAAGCATTAGTTTCTAAAGGAGATAGCGTTAAAGCTGGTCAAAAGATTGGGCTAATGGGGAATACTGGTGCAAGTACAGGCCCTCACGTCCATTATGAAGTACGTAAAAACGGTACACCAATTGATCCAGAAACGTCTTCTGCAGCTAGTAGTGCAGCACCTGCTGGTAGTGGGGTCGAAAGATGGCGTTCGACTATCCAAAGGGCATTATCTAAGAACGGCTTGCCAACAAATGACACCTATACAAACGCTTGGTTACGACAAGTTAAATCTGAGTCTGGCGGAAATGAAAAAGCCATTCAAGGAAATATCGGTGACATCAATAATAGAACCGGTGACTTGGCAAAAGGTTTACTACAAACCATTTCTGCTACTTTTAACGCGTACAAACATAAAGGTTACGGCAATATTTTCAACGGCTACGATAACTCTCTAGCGGCTATTAACTATGCTAAAAACCGTTACGGTTCGTCAAGGATGTTAAACGTTATCGGTCATGGCCATGGTTACGAAAACGGTGGTTTAATCAGACAAGAACAAATGATTCGCGTAGGCGAAGGAAACAACGATGAGATGATTATTCCTTTAACTAAACCTAGTCGAGCACTCGAATTAATCGCTCAGTCGCTAGATTATATGGGAATGGACTTCGGCGATCTAACAATGCCAACAGCTTTACAGCCTTCTTATGAATCGTTTGCTTTTGGTGGCGAATCATTTGACGGTTCTGGAAGTGGCGATAAATTGGAAAGCATGGCCGATTCCATGAGTAATGCAGTTAAGAAAGCAATTACTATGGTCATGAGTGAGAAAGGTAATTCAAACGATGATACTGGACCAATTGAAGTAACAATGGTTGTTGATTCCGATACATTCGGAAGAATAGCCATAAAAAGTATCAATAAACAAACGAAGAAAACTGGTAAACCGCAAATCATTATGTAGAAAGGGGGTATTTTTTTGGCTGGATCATTAGCAATAAATGGCGCTTCAGTAAAGCAACCCAAATCATTCAACTTTGGCGTTATGGATTTAGATGGAGAATCAACTCGTAATGCAAAAGGAAAAATGACGAGAGATATTATCCGGACAGGTATTCGTAAAATAGAATTAGAATGGGGTCCGCTTAGCGATGGAGAAATATCCTCTATTCTACAAGCGGTCAATGTTTCTTTCTTTTCTGTCAGCTATCCAGATGCAATGACGGGTGGACAAAGAACAGGAACATTTTATGTAGGAGACCGATCAGCTCCTTCATACTCCTGGAATGACAAATACAAATCAATGAAGTGGGAAGGGTTATCAATGAACTTTATCGAACAGTAGGAGGTTATGTTATGTGTTAACAGTAAGCAATGAACTAAGAAACGCATTTATGAAAGATGAAAGAACTATTTATGTACGAATAAAAATAGGTAATCGAACGTTTGATAACAACAATGTTATTTCTGTTGATTATGATGCTGGAAGTTTATCAGGTGAAGTTTTTGCGATTGGATCAACGTATTCAAATTCTATTAAAATCACGTTTAGTGAATTAGTAGAAGGCTTAAAAGAATTGGATGAAGTAACCTATGAAATTGGTATTAAATTAGCTAACGGAAAGATTGAATACGTGCCTATGGGTGTTTTCGTTATCAATGATGCAATTGAAATGGACCGCAACAATAATAAAACAACGATTGAGTGTATGGATAGAATGGTGATGATGGGCGGCACTTATGTGTCGTCTTTAAATTATCCTGCAGCAATTCGTGAAGTAGCACTAGAGATAGCCAACAAAGCAGGGATCGCAGTTGCTTATACATTTGACCGGTTAAGCGCCGATGTAATAGCTAAACCAGAAGGATATACGTATCGTGAAGCTATTGGATTAATCGCTCAATTTGAAGCAGGTTTCGCTACATTTGATCGTTATGGAAAACTGGAAATCAGAACACTATCTGATCCAAACTTTGCTATTCCACCAGATAATTACTTTTCGAAAGGTCTCGTAAAAAACGAGGTCTTTTTTCGTTTAGGCGGAATTAGTTGTACGAATGATGATAGTGATACAGTTATTCAAAGTGGCAACACAGCGGGCAATCAAGTTGTTTTAGAAAATAGAGTGATGACTAAATTTCTGTTGGACAAAATTTATCAAAAAATCCAAACCATAAATTATTATCCGTTTTCTTTGAGTTGGCAAGGAAATCCGGTACTAGAAGCTGGTAATTGGATAGAAGTAGAAGATTTACAAGGAAATAAATTTAAAACGCCTAATCTTAGTTACTCACTCTCTTTTAATGGTGGTTTGTCAGCTAAGAGCAGTGCCGAAACAGTTACTCATTCCGATGCCACTTACCAATACAAAAGCCCTCTACAGCAAAAGATTGAATGGATTCATGCACGAATTGATGCTGCAGGTGGCAATGTGGTTTATGAAGGTATTGATGAACCAGTAAATCCAAAAGAAGGAGATTTATGGTTTAAAATAATTGGTCCAGATAAAGAAATTTTGATCTACAAAAAAGATAAAGATGGAAACTTATTTTGGGATCCTCAGATATCCACTGCTGATATAGATAAAGTGGCTAAAGAAGTCGAAGAAGCAATCGAGCAAATAAAAGAAGCGGAAAAATCAGCAAACGATGCGGTAGAAAAAGCAGACCAAGCTATAGAAGAGGCAGGCTTTGCTAAGGTAGATGCTGAAAAAGCCAAAGAAGATGCCACTAAAGCCATATCAGATGCTAATAAAGCTGTTACAGATGCAGGTACGGCTATTGGAACGGCTAACACCGCCAAAACGAATGCAGGCACAGCTTTAACAACCGCTCAGACTTCTTTAACTAACTCAGGGACAGCTATAGACAAAGCGGGGCAAGCGTTAAGTAAGGCGACAGAAGCAGAAACTGAAACAGGTAAGTTAACCACTTCTTATAACAATTTAACTCAAACTGTTGGTTTAAAAGCAGATAAAACAGAAGTCAGCACTATCAAAGGAATTGTTACCCAGCATGGTTTAGATATTACAGCAAACGCTACAGCGGTAGGTTTGAAGACTGACAAAACAGTAACGGATATAATCAATCAGACAGTTGCCAAACACACTACTGATATTAAAGCGACAGCTGACGGATTAGCAATGAAAGCTGAAAAGGCTCTAGTTGATACCTTAAATGGAACGGTCGCTACTCATACGAGCCAGATTAAAGCTACAGCGGATGGCTTAGGGTTAAAAGCGGATAAAAGTCTTGTAGATACTGTAAAAGGTACGGTTGATACTCATACCGCACAAATTAAAGCTACTTCAGATGGGCTTGCTTTAAAGGCTGAAAAGTCTTTAGTCGATACCATTAATGGCACTGTAAACACACATACCAGTCAAATTAAGGCTACCTCAGACGGGTTAGGACTAAAGGCAGATAAAACCCTAGTTGATACGGTTAAGGGTACTGTAGATAAGCATACGACTGACATTAAGGCAAACGCTGATGGTTTAAAACTTAAAGCGGAGGCTAGTGCAGTCAATACTTTAACTGGAACCGTAAATACTCATACCAATCAGATTAGCGCAAACGCTACAGCTATTTCAGCTAGATTAACCTCAGCGCAAGTTGATAGTTTGGTAGCTGGTAAAAACTATGTGAATCAGACTACCTTAAACGCTACAGCTAATGGTTTAAGTACTCAAATTACACAGGTTAGTAACGCTGTTGATACGGCTGCTAGTTTAGCTCAAGCAATGTCAAACGGAAAAATGCTACACACTGACCCCACTTTCAGGAAAGGTAATAACGGTATTACTCTATATAATAACTCTGGAAATGGTACGGTTACAGTTACACGCATAGCAAAACCATCTGATGCACCTACAACATCGACTCATGCTTTACAAGTAAGGACAACAGGAACAGCCTCTCCAGGAATTGGTGGGTTTATCCAAAGAGTCGACGGAAGAGCAAATGCTAAATTTGTTATCAGAATTATTGCAAAAATACCTGTTGGATATACGCTTTTAACCGCCTCAAACGCTATGGGTACAGGTAATTCAGATAAAATAATTACCTCAAATGTCGGCACAGGTAAATACGAAGAGTACATTAGAGTAATTCAATGCGGAAGCACTGGCTCATTTTCAAACAGTGGGCACTTTTATCTTAGTGGTGCAGTTGGCACAGTAGCTAATCCTGTAGAATGGTTCTTAGCATATTCGACAGCATACGATGTTACTGATATGGACTATACGACTATAGATAAGTTTACTTCTATAGATGCAAATATTAACGGTATTCAAACGACTGTAGCAAGTAAGGCGGATAAGTCGCAAATCACTCAGCTATCAACTCAAATCAGCTCTAAAGTGGAATCCGCAACTTATAACAGTAAGATGACCCAGCTAGACAGTGCTATTAATTTGAGAGTAGTCGCTAAAGATGTTACGGATGCTATTCTTTTAGACAAGAAAATCAAAGACACTAGGGCAACAAATCAAATTCCATCTTGGTATTTTACGAACTACCCTAATCAAGAAGTCAGGGAGTTTAAAACAAGAACTGTTGTAGGTGCGCCAGGCTCTTCTACCTATGTTCAGCTAACTACTAAAGTACCTTGGAGTGGTAGCAGTGGTGGGCTTGTTACCCAAACGGCTGAATCTGCTGACGGGGTTTATCAAAGAGTAAGTAATGCGGCGAGTACAGCATGGCTAGCTTGGGAAAAGGTTGTTGAGGCGGGGGAATTACTTTCTCAAATTAACTTACAATCAGGCAACATTTTAATTCAGACAGGCAAACTTTATTTAGATGCTGCTACTGTTACTTTTTCAGGAAAAGCATTTATTCCAAGTGCTGCTATAACGGCTTTAGCGGCTGACAAAATAACGGCTGGAACCATTAACGCTGCTAATGTTAAATTAATCAACTTAGATGCTAGTCAAATTACTACTGGAACAATGACAGGTATAAAAATAGTATCACCGTTTGATTATAGCTACGACGGGGCGATAAGAAATAAAGGGAATGCAGTTCTGACCAGCGGAGAGTTAGCTATGAACGGTACATTTACCCATTCATATGGTGGCACATTCATGAAAATTAACCCTGATACCATCTATGCTGAGAACTTACAAAATAATGGTTCTGTACGCTCAATGTTCAAACTGAGCGGTGTCGGTTTAGAGCTTAATGTTTTAGGCAAAACGGCTAGATATACACAGGATGGTATTTACTTTGAATCTGGTGGTAATGCTTCAGTTAAATATAACTCAGGAGATGCCCGTATCGAGATAAGTTCTTATAACGGTGTCTCACTCGGAGTTAACTCTAGTGGTTCATTCTATTACAGAATGTCAATGGGTGGCGGACAAGATGGACTAGCGCCATTCGTAGATGTTTGGACGGATTTAAACTTGCGTTCAACATTAAATGTCGGTGGTAATACAGTTAAAAATGCTGCTCATATAAACGGCGTACAAGATATTCTATTCCATAACACTTCAAACCGTATTGTACAAGGTACAGATAATATTCTTAATATAATGTCACCGGCTCAAATAAATATGGGATATACAAACGGGACAATTACAAGCAATAGCCTGATTATATCGAATTGGGGAACTCAGTTTTCAAAGCAGGTACACTTCAACGGTAATCATATACAAGGAGCTTCAAGTATTAATGGCGTTAAAGATATCATGTGGGGTGGTTCTTCCAACCGTATAGTACAAGCAGGCGACGGCTCAATGAACATTTTAGCACCAATTCAGCTTAACTTAGGTTGGACTAATGGAAGTAGTACTTTCAATACAGTAGTTATTACTCAGAATCAGGCTGTAATCAGAAGAACTTTAAACATGGACGGTAACAGCATATCGAACCAATCAGATAGACGACTGAAGAAAGATATAGTCGAAACTGAAAGAATCGTTTTGGATTCCATTAAAAATTGGAACTTTGTGGAATATTACTGGAAAGACAGCGATAAGCCATCTGGCAATCAATTTGGTTTAATTGCACAGGACACACCTGAGCTAATGGTTTTTGAAGAAGAAGACGACTATTACGGAATTGATAGCAGTAGGCAAATCATGCTGAATAGTAAAGGCGTTCAAGAATTAGCGTTCAAAAATGATGAATTAGAAGAAAAGATAAAAGAGTTAGAAACAAAAATATTAGAAATGGGGAAATAATAAATGAATGAAAAAGTAGTTCAATCAGTAATCAGTGAGTATGCAATGGAAGTAGCTAATCTTAAAATCGCAGTAGCCACTTTGCAAGTAGAGCTAGAGGAATTAAAAGCGACCGAAAATAAAGAAGAAAAAGGAGAAGTGAAATAATATGTTAGATTTACGAGTTTACACAATTAATTTCGAATATACGCCAGAGGGAGAAGTAAGCAAGGTAGTCGTTAACTTTAGTACGGTAAATCAGGGAGATAACTATATTAATGGGAATGTGGCGCTAACAGCTGAGGAATTTAATCAGGGGAGTACTATTGAGCAAGTAAAAGCTAAATTAGTCAAAGAATTAGCGGGATAATAATATACACAGTGTAATATATACGTTGAAAAACTAGACCTTTATAGTTATATTTTAAGTATACTATAAAGAAAAGAGATGAAATGAATGATTTTATACGGTTTTAAAGTAGGCATAGATGAAGAAGATGTAATAAAAAAAGTGATAGTTGAAATCACTGATGATGGTAAAGTATTAAGAGAAGTAACTGTAGATATCGACAAAGAATATAAAATTTCTCCTTATAAAGACATAAAAATGAAATACCGAGATAAAATAGGAGTTGTCAGATCATTTAAAAAGAATGAAGATAAAGGAGAGCTGAAAGCTCACATTCAATTTTTAGATAACAATAAATTTGGATGGGTTGATGTCCAAGATTTAGAAGAAATAAAATGAAATTTAATAATATAGACAACAGAGTGGCCAGAAATGGTTACTCTGTTGTTTTAGTTACCTTAAGTGAACTGGAGAAGTTTGAATATATCAGGTATAATTTCTATAATAATAGAGCGGAGGTATGCTATGACTTATAGACCTGACAGACGGTATTTGAACGTTCAACAAGGAAGTATTGCGGCGCAAAGAGATAGAGAAAATAAAATTGTAGAAGAAGCAACTGCAAAGAAATTTCGCCAAATAGAAGATAAGAAGATAAAAAAAACAGAAGAAAAGTTCGATGTTCAGAACAACCATTTACGTTATACGCTTTGGACAAAACAAGTTGCTGAAATACTGGGGATTAACATTAATAAGGTACGTGATTTGATAGATAAGAATCAATTAGTTGCTACTAAGGCCGGGCGATATTGGAGGGTTAACGAAGAATCTGTTATAGAATATAAAAACAGACAAAACAATTAAAACGCACGAGAAAGGTTGCCTATTCGGGCAGCCTTTTTATATTACCAAAGAGCTACCCTAACCGGTTGCTCTTTTTATTTTACCGAAAGGTGGAGGTGAAACATGGAAAACACAAAGTTAAAAAAAGAATTAATCCACGCTAAGAGTAAACGACCTAGCGATTTTTGGGGTTATGCGATCGCAACTGTCAGCATCTTGCACGGTGATTTTATTTATAGAATAGATGGCTATTTGGTTACTCACGCAGAGCCTTATCTAAGTAAGCTACCTGAAAAGGGTATAGGTTTATTTCTTTTGTTTGCTGGAGTAATCAAGCTAGTTGGGCTTATTTCTCGAAACAAGTATCTTAAAAAAATATCTATTTGGATGTTAAGCGCCATTTGGGGCGGACTCTCATTTGTCAGCATAACTTATTCTTTTGGCACAGGTTACCCAGACCCCTATTACATTTTCATGATTTTTGTATTGGTAGCTTGTTTGAGAGTCTCTTCGAAAGGGGACTATAAATATGACGCTTGAGCAGTTACTGGTCTTATTGATCGGGGGAGGAGGAGCAGCGGGTTTGTTATCTGCTTTTTTCACACGTAAAAGTGGGAAAGAGAAGACAGATATTGATTTGCTGGACAGAGCTTATAAAGAAATTGAACGCATAGACGCCAAGTTGAAAGAAGCCTATGCCGAATTGGAACTGGAAAAAGGCGAGAATGAAAACTTGAAAAACATTATCGAGGGAATGAAACGCGACAAAACTAAATTAGAAAAAATTATCAGAAAATTAAAAGAAGGTAGGGAACAATGATGGAAGAAATTATGAACAATGCGATTGGGGCGGCAATACTATTAGCTCCGATTATCGCTATTGCTATTCAAGTGGTTAAACAATTAGAAGTGGTTAACGTCAAATATTTACCGCTATTGTCTATCGTCATCGGTATGCTAACGGGGGCTATTTTAAGTAGTGTTTTCAATCAGAACATAGCTATCTATACATTAGCAGGTTTTTTAAGTGGAGCTTCAGCAAGTGGGCTATATGAAGGCATAAAGAATAGTTTTGCATTAGCGAAAGGAGATAAATAAAAATGAGTAACTTATTAATTAGTTTAGGTCACGGTAAAAATAAAAAAGGTGGATATGATCCAGGAGCAGTTGGGAACGGTACAAGTGAAGCCGAATGGTTGCGTGGCCAGTTTTTAGTTTCTTTGAAAAAATACGCAGCTGGTAAAATTGATTTTTACGAACAAGATATGTACGCCAACCGTGAAGCGAGCACTATCAGCGGTTATAAGGATATTATCGAATTACACTTAGACGCAGCTGGTGCTTCAGCTAAAGGCGGACACATCATTATCGCTAAAGGATTTAATCCGGATGCGCTAGATAAACGTTTAGGGGAAACCGTCAAACGCAACTTTGGATTAAGAGCTAATACTATGTTCGACAATCGCAATGACTTATTAAACTTGAACACTTTTGCCAAACGCGGTATTTCTTATCGTCTAGTTGAATTGTGTTTTATCACAAATAAAGCAAACATGGATTACTTCAAAGCGAACTACGACAAAGTGGCTAAGGAACTAGTGCAAGATATCTTGAATACGACTATCGCATCTAAACCAGCACAAAAGGAGGAAGCAACAGTGACAGCAGATAAACGGTCTAAGAAATTCAAAGTAGGCGACAAGGTACGGTTAACATCTGGTGCTAAGTCGTGGAAAGGAAGTTCAAACTTTACTATCAGCAGCTTCAAGTCTGAGTATATTGTTAACTGGTTAAACGTAGACGGAACAATATACATTAAGCCGGTGGGCGCTGATTGGGGTGGCAATGTTTACGAACATGACATCGAATATGCTCGAAGCAACGACATCCAAAAAGATGACATCATCAAGTTGCGTGGTCCAAAGGCAACGAACTGGGTTGGTGGCGCCAAGATCACGGATGACATGAGAACTCCAGAATATTCCGTTAGATATCGCGAAGGAAATGTTTTGTATATCGATAGCGGAACGTTCCGTGGAGAAATCTATGATTGGGATGCTGTTAAAGTTAAATAAGCAACAAAACCCTATCTCTTAATTGAGGTAGGGTTATTTTTTTGCTCTTTTTTAAACATCTATTCAGTTCGCGATTACTAATAACCTGTTTTATGACACAAAAGGTTCACAGTTTAAAAAATATCAAATGATATAATAAAAATATAGTTATTTGAAAACTACATATTGGAGGAGTGGTAAGGGTGGGAATATTTAAAAATAAAAAGGTTTGGATTGGATTGGTACTCGCAACTGTTATTACAATCATGTTAGGAGATCTTGCAGGACTAGTATTTATTGGCGCGTGTATCGGTATTTGGTATTTCAAAAAGAAAAGGCCTAACAAAGACTATTCGACCATTTCAATCTGTTTAGCAATCATGAGCTTTTTCGTAATTGGAATTAGTGGAGTAAATGCTGAATCAGATGCTGACGTCGCTACGGTAGAAGAATCCTCTTCTGAATCTATTGAGAGTTCAAACGAGGAAGAACTTGCTGCAATGGAAGAAAGTAAACAGAAGAAAGAAGAGGAAGAGAAAGCTAAAGAAAAGGCTGAATCTGAGTCAAAAGAAGAAGAGCGTAAAAAAGCAGAGGCTGAATCAACCGCCACAGCCGAAAAAGAAGCTAAAGAAGAGTTAGAGAAGAAAACTGTAGAAATTCAAGGCACTGCACCAAGCATTCCCGATGGAGCTGCCTATGTAGAAGTAAACGGCAATGTTCCACTGTTTACGAATGAAGATATCAGTTCAACTGAGGCATGGGATGAATATGGAGAAATGGATTCTTTTAAACGTGTGACTGCAGCAAATGCGGTTCTGGGTACTGAATCAATGCCAGCTGAAGAACGTGGGAATATATCCGATGTTTATCCAACTGGATGGGAACAAGAAGAGTATGCAAACGTTTCTGGTGGTTGGTTGTATAACCGCAGCCATTTAATTGGACATCAACTAACAGGTTATGATGGTGCAAATAATTTGATAACCGGTACACGTTATTTTAATGTTGAAGGAATGTTACCGTTTGAAAATTTCGTGGCTAATTATGTGGAAACTACGGATAACCATGTACGTTATCGTGTAACCCCATACTTTGAAGGAAATAATTTATTAGCCTCTGGTATATATATGGAAGGATTCTCCATTGAAGACAACGGAGAAGGATTACAATTTCATATTTATGTTCCAAATATCCAACCAGGTGTAACACTCGACTACGCTACTGGTGATAGCTTGTCCGACGAACCTGTCGTAAAAGAAGAAACGGTTGTGGAAGAACCCGCTATTGAAGAAGTTCCAGAAGAACCAGTAGTTGAAGAAGCTCCGTCAGGTGGAGATGTAAATTCTGTGGATGCAAATGGAAATGGTAAAGTAACTATTCAAGAAGCTAAAGACGCAGGTTTCTCAATGCCGCTCTACAGCGATCACTGGTTATACCCGTACATGGACGATCGTGACAATGATGGTATGGTAGGCGAATAATAAAATAGCACAAAAAAGCCACTTCTTAATTGAAGTGGCTTTTTTGTGCTATAATCGTTTAATATTAAAATGAACCATTAGAAAAGCAATTTAAAAGGAGATGATTTAATGGCTGATAATTTAATAACACTTTTGAAAGAATTTGAAGGTATTATAGGTACTCTATTGGGTATAGTGGTGGGTACTGTTATTTCTTACATTCAAAATAATACGGGCAAAATAAAAATATTTTTAACGGAATCAAAATACTATTTCACTGAGAGTAATTTAGATGGGAATGATAGAGTAATTTATATAGAAAAAAAAGATGGTACTAATTCTCATGATTTTGATTTTGCAAGCAACATAGAAATTTATAATAGCTCTAATACAAGGAAAATTTTACGCAATATAAAACTGTTCATTGAAACTACTAATGGAATAGAATATAAAAAATTATTTGTTGAAAACAACAACTTTTTTGATGTTTTAAACGTTGAAGCGAAATCGATAGTTAGGTATCACATATACGCTCATGAAGACCGGTTTGCTGAAACAGAAAGTATATTTTTGAATGAAATCATAGCACTCTACATAGAATTTGAAAATGAAAAAGGTAAAAAACAAAGATATAAAATATAAAAATGGGTTATCGGAAGTTACCACATAACCTTCTTATGAGGTAACTTTCTTCCTTTATAATCAAATATCTGTCCAAAGTAGCTAGGTTTCGAGTCAAGACGGTATTCTTGCACAACTAACTGCATTCGGTCATTGATGGTTCCTTCTATAGTAATAAGAGAATCTTCTTCGATATCGTACATAAATTTATAAGCCTTCATGCCAGCAACTAAACAATTAAATTTACGGTTGTCTACTTGCAATGTGAAGCGGCATAGCGGAGTACCATTATCTGTGTTGATAACCTTCACTTCTGAAACAACTTTACCAGTTAAAATAGCGAAATTCAT